TTTAATAAAAATATATATTTTAAATTTCATACTTAAAATATCAATATTATAATTATTGTTTCAATTTTAATTTTGCTTTGATTTCGTTTTCTTTCATTTTTATTGATACGTAAAGTTGAATAAGAATACGAAAAACAGTTCGAACCCAAAGAATTTGATATCTAAATTAAAATCATCATAATTTAAAGGGATGAAAATTAAAAATATATTAATAAATATATATGATGTTTATGCAAGGAAAAACTGGTTTGTATATATTAGTAATAATATTTGTAATATTATTATGTATAGCAATTATACAAAATAATAAAGAAGGAGAAGAAAATTTCAATAATCCAGAAAAAAATATAGAAGCATTTAGTGAAAATTGGAATTATAGTCATAAATCTTTATCAAAAGATTGGAAACCAAAAAAAGTAAGTGAATTAAAATTATGGTGTCCAACAAATCCAAAAGATGCAAAATGTGTAACATATTAATTATTTAATTAAATTAATTAATTAACGATTCATTTTTTTCTCAATAAAAATTAATGAAAATGAATAGTTTTACATATTATACAAACGATGGCTATTTTAATGATATAATTACAGGATTTTTTGATAAAAAGGATAATTGGAAAAAAACACAAAATGATATTTCTCAAGTAACATTTTTCAATTCATTAACACAAACGTGTCATAAATGCAAAATAGTTACAGATTTTGTTGATACTAGTGCATTAGGAAATAAAAAAAAATTATATCTAAATTTAGTAAAATATGCTAAAAATAACTCAATATCTTTACCTTATTTACCAAAAACATATTGTTTTAAAATTAATAATATTTTAAAATTTAAAAATTCATCTTTTTGGAAACGAAATGAATGGATATTAAAACCAGAATTTGGTATGCGCCAAGAAGGTGTAAAAAGAGTTAGAAGTTATGATGAATTTATTAATTGGTTAGAACAAAATAAAAAAGAATCTGATTGGATTATTCAAAAATATATTAGCAAACCTTTATTATATCACAAAAAAAAATTCCATTTTAGAGTGTATGCTTTTATATTAAGATATGGTAAAAATTTTGAAAGTTATGTATATCCAGATGGATATATGTATGTTGCTGATAAAGAATACACACCTAATAATTTCGATGCTTTAACTCATATTACTACATCATGTAATAATAAAACTTTTCCGGGAGATTATAATTCTTATTATGGTTCAGGCGAATTTGAAAAAAAAATTTTACCTCAAATCAAAAAAATATGCACTGAAAGTATTTTAGCAACGTATAAAACTATGACGTGTCCAAATAATAATGCGAATGATGATTACATATGCTTTAAAATGCTTGCGTATGATATAATACCCGATGTAAATAAAAAACTTTATTTAATGGAGGTTAATGCTAGAATAATTGGCATGGCAGAATCCGATCCTCCCGGAAATTGTTATTCAAAGAATCCGTCATTACAAACAAAAGAATTTAAAACAGGATTAATGAGCAATATGTTAAATATTTCTTTAAATAAGATTAACAATTCTAAAAAATTAATACAAACAGAATCAACTAAAACAAATCGTATGATAAAATTATTTGCAAAAACAATATAAAATATACATATGTTACAAATGCTTTTTTAAAATATTTATCTAAAACTATATATTTTAAAAATGCCAAAAAAAGTTTTTGATTGTACTATGTCTTGCAATACTATGAATTTTAATCATGGTTTTGGAGACCAATTAACAATTGATAGCAATATAGAAGGAAAAGAAGATTGGCCAGATAATATTAATCCAAGTGATATGGTTCCCCCATTAATTATTAAAAGTACTAAAATGGTATCAAATTTGAATGTAGAATATTTCCATGGTTATACACCTGATTATTTTCTTAAATTAAAAAATAATAATTTAGGTATTGGTATAGAAAATCCAATAGAAAGATTAGAAATAGATGGAGGAATTAAATTATCAAATTCAAATTCAGAAATAGACGGGATAATTCGTTGGACAGGTTCCGATTTTGAGGGAAGAAAGTCTGGAATATGGACATCTTTAACAGAAACAAATGTAAATACTTTGCTAAATCATATTACTCAAGAAGAAAAAATATCACTATCTAATGCAACATGGCATATTGTACCTCATACTTTAGTTAAAAGAGATAGTAATGGTAATATTGCTGCTGGAATTATAAAATCTTCATTATTAGGAACAGTTCTTGATCCAAAACAACCTCATATAACATTACTTGGTAATTTAGAATCTTTAAATGTCGGTGATATAAATATATCAAAAAATACAATACGTTTTGGTAATACACATCAAATTACGATAGTAAATAATGACTTTAAATTTATTAAAAGTTATACATCTCAAAATGCAGATGGAGAAATGATTGCTAAATACAAAGAAATAATATTAGATGATTGTATAAATCTTGGAAATACAATTTCTCAAAATTCGGGAAATATCGGAATTGGGATATCACAACCATCAGAAAAGTTACATATTAATGGTGGAATATTAATAGGAACATCTGAAAGTACAATTAATGGTACAATTAGATGGACGGGTGTTGATTTTGAAGGAAGGAAATCAGATGGATGGATTTCATTAACACAAGTTAGCAATTTAAGTAATACAAATAATTTGACAATTATGTCATCAGATCATAATACAATTATCAAAAATACTAATACTATTAATTTTGATAAAAATACAGGATTTATAATAACTAATTCAAATATTGGCGAGGCAAAAATCAGTATGGGATCTTCTTGGAAAGATATAATAATTGCAGGACAATCATCTTTAAGTCCAATTTTCAAAGAAAGTTTACATCTAATTGCTGGGGAAGGTATTTTACTTAAAACCAATCCGCACTCAGAACCAAAATCTATAACTATCTCATCAAATGTTGCTACTATTATCCCACTAATTGGGATTACAACTGAAATTAACACATTTTTAGGAAAAAATGCTGGAATCAATACAATTGGTGCTAATAATGTAATAATAGGTGTTAATTCCGGTTATTCAAATACTACAGGATTTGAGAATGTTTTTATTGGAAAAAGTGCTGGATATTTAAATACTGATAAAATACTTAATACATTTATTGGCTGCCTCGCTGGTTATTCGAATAAAACATCCCAACAATGTACATATATTGGGGCTGGGGCTGGTCAATATACTGATGCACAATATAATACATTTATCGGGGCATCTGCTGGACAAAATATTAGTGAAGGAGAACGTAATGTATATATTGGAATGAAATCTGGAAGAGGTAATTCCAAAAATAAAGGAACAGGAAATCAAAACACATTTGTAGGGGGATATAACGGATTTAATATGACAACTGCGTTTGAAAATGCATTATTGGGATATGCTTCTGGATATTCGCTAACAGAAGGAAATCAAAATGTATTAGTTGGAAATAAATCTGGATATAAATTAGAAGATGGAATCAAAAATATTTTTATAGGAGCAAATTCAGGAGATAACGTAAAATCTGGAAATAAAAATATCATGATAGGTAATAAATCTGGACATTATTTAGGAGAATCTTTTAATAAATTAATTATTGCATCTGGTCCTAATGAAGATGATGTTTTAATAGGAGGCGATTTTGATAAAAAAATTTTATATTTCCCAGGAAAGATTGGTATTAGTACAAATAATCCAATATATGAATTAGATGTATTAGGTGATATAAATTTTACAGGTAATTTGCGTTCAAATGGTAAAGATATTATTACAGGATTAAAAGAAGAAATTTTACATTTAAACGAAAAAATTAATAATATTTTAATTAAATTGGATAATCTATAGAATTAAAAATATGTTTTTTTTTAAATATATATATATATATATTATTTTAATATATATATTATTTTAATAAAATGATTAAAAATATAGTCGTTAATACACTAATTATTCAAATTTTTTTATATAAAACCTTAAAAAAATTTAATTTCCTGCTATAAACTATAACAAAAAAAATGAGTATAGACCCATATGGTACAATTAGAGCAAAAGTTATTGATCTTCAAGGCAATTCTACAGGAGGTGCTGTAAGTAATAATGATTGGCGTTTAGTTGTTGATAATGAACAATTAAAATTTCAACATTATGACCCAACAGCCAATAATGCCAATGGAGCATATATTACCAGACAATCTTTTGGAACTGGTTTAACTGGTATCAGTGTCGTTCCTCTAGGGACTTATAGTATTACTGGAAATCTTCAAGTAACAGATGATCTTACCGTTGATGGTGGGACATTATTTGTTGATGCTTCAACAAATCGTGTTGGTTTTGGAACTTTGACTCCGTCACAAGTAGTTCATATAGTAGGTAATGCTTATGTCGATGGTGATTTGACAGTTACTGGTAATGCCTCGCTTAGTTCATCTTCAGTATGGACAAAAGATGGTTCAACAAATGAAGTCACATATACAGCTGCAAATGTTGGTATAGGAACAAATAATCCCGATTCTACATTACATGTAAATGGTACAACTAAACTTGTTGGAGATGTAACAATGCAAGGTCATATTATTCCATCAGCAGCTAATACATATGATTTAGGTTCTGCTGCCAAAACATTTAGGCACGTTTATGTTGGTCCAGGTTCTCTTTATGTAAATGGAAAACAAGTTATTACTGATGATTCAGATACAATTACAATAACTACAGATATTAATCAAAATCTTGCTCTTAAAACATCTGGAAGTGGTAATATGCAAATTAGTACCGTTGGTACTGGAGATATTGAACTTACAGCAGGTGGTATTATCCAAATGAAAAAAACCCTTCAAATTTTAGACGGACAAAAAATCACTTCTTCTGGAGCTACAACCGTTGTTTGTGGTAATAATTTCCAATCAGAAGGTAGTTTAAGAGGTACATCCTTAACCCTCGATGGTTCAAACTCAATTTCTGCAGCAGAATTAAATGTTCTTGATGGTGTAACTGGTGGAACTGCAACAGCTTCTAAAGCAGTTGTTCTTGATGTAAATAAAGATATTACTGGAATTAGAGATATGGTATTAGCAGGTAATCTTACAGTATCTGGAACAACAACAACAGTTAATTCTACTACTGTAGCAGTAGCCGATGGTATGTTTAAATATGCTTCTACTAATACTTCTAATGCTACTGATTTTGGATGGTATGGTAAATATGTAGATTCAAGTGTAACTTATTTTTCCGGTATGTTCAGAGATGCAACAGATAACAAAATGAGATTTTTTACTTCTACACAAGTAGAACCAACAACAACTGTAGATACTACAGGAACAGGATATACAAAAGCAGATATAATAGTAGGAGATGTAGATTTCACTTCCGGAACAATGAGAGGACATATTCTTCCAGATGTAAATGATGCTTATGATATTGGTTCAGCAGAATTTAAGATTAGAGATATATATGTATCCGATAATTCTCTTTGGGTTGGTGATAACCATAAAATTACAATTGATGGAACTACTGGTAAAATGAAGTTCAGAAAAAGAAGAACTAGTACGATGCCACCTGCTGTAACTTCCGCAGGAGGAACTGCATCCGCAGCTCTTAGTCATTCAGGCAAAGGCAGTTTAGCTGAAATGAAATTGAAACATTGGAAAGCATATATGAGAACGCTTTCAGGACAAGCAAATGCTAAAGTTAAAGATATTTTTAGAGCAACTGCTGATGATTATGAAGAAGAACAAGGAGCAGATACTTGGTTAGAAAATGGTGATAATATTTATTTAGGACATTCAGGTAATGTGGGTATAGGGGATTCAACACCATCTTATAAATTAGATGTTACTGGTGATATTAACTTTACTGGAACTTTAAGACAAAATGGTAGTGCATATAGCAGTGGTGCTTTTACTGTATCAAATTCTGAAGCTTATTATATGGGTAATGTTGGTATTGGTACTAATAATCCTGTAGCACCATTACATTTAAGTACAGGAAGTAGTTCTGGTAATCATTTATATATGACAAATGATGCTACTGGAAATACTGCTAGTGATGGTTTTCGTATTGGTCTCGATGCTAATAATCATGTATATATATATCAAAATGAGGCTAAAAATATGAGATTTGGTACAAATCAGAATGAAAGAATGACAATTTTAAGTAATGGTAATATTGGTATTAATGATACAACACCATCTTATACATTAGACGTTACTGGTGATATTAACTTTACTGGAACTTTAAGAAAAAATGGAACTGAATATGGTGGTGGTGGTTCATCAGTATGGTCAACTTCTGGTTCAACAGCAACATATGCTAATAAAGTTGAAATTAATAAATCTGATAGTGATGGATTATTAACACTTACCGCAGGTCAAGGTGCTGGAGCATCAACAGCAAATCAAATTCGTCTTGGTTATAATGGTGGTAAAAATTATATGCATTCTATTAAAACAAATCATCATGGAAGTCAAGATGCTGGAAATAGTATACATTTTTATGTATGGAATCAAGGAACAGATGCACAGACTGCTAATCCAACAAAGAAAGTATTTACTATTGATGGAAATGGAACTAATGGTGAAACAATTACTCAAGGTAATGCTATTGTAAACGGTTCTATTGGTGTTGGAACTCTTAGTCCTGGTGCAAAAATAGATATTAAAGGAAATGGTGATTTATTACAATTTGATACTGATAGAGAATGGAAATTTCATACTAATGGTACATCTGGAGCAAGTACTGCATTATATTTAAGTTCATTAGTTGATTCTAAAGATTTTATCATTGATCATAATGGTGGTGTTAGAACGGCTCGTTTTTTTGCTAGAGATACTGCTTCTGCTACTAGAGTATATTTATGTGAAGCAGGTGGAAGAGTTGGTATTGGTAATACAGCACCTGCTTACGAATTAGATGTTACTGGTACTGGTAGATTTACTGGTAATCTTACTGTTGGTGGTAACTTAACTATTTCTGGTACAACTACTACTGTTAATACTACTAATATTATTGTAGAAGATTCTTTAATTCAATTAGCATCTGCCAATGCCGCTGATGCTGTTGATATTGGTATGTATGGTAAATATGTTAGTGGTGGTACCACTTATTATACTGGTTTAGTTCGTGATGCTAGTGTAAGTGGATGGCATTTATTTACTTCTCTAAGTGCTCCTGGTAGTACAAGTGTTTCTAATCTTTCATATTCTCCATTAACAACTGCCGCATTAACTTGTACAACTATTAATGCTTCTGGAAATATTACTGGTACTCTCGCAACCGCGGCACAATCAAATATTACATCTGTTGGTAATTTAACTTCATTATATTCAACTGGTGATATTACAACATTTGGTGAAGGAAATAATATCATTTTACGATCAGATAACAATGACGTAGATGATAATAATTCTATTTTATTCCAAAATTCAGGTGGTGCTCATACTTGGAGAATTGGAAGAAGATATAATACTTCAAATGGACAAGGTAGCAATACCGCAAGTTTAGTTATTTCAGGTGCAAGTGGACAAACTGATTATGCTAATTTAACTGATGTAATGTGCTTCCATAGTGCTGGTAATGTTGGTATTGGTGATATGAATCCAACTTATAAATTAGATGTTACTGGTGATATTAATCTTACAGGAAGTTTAAGAATTAATGGTGTCGCCCAAACATTTGGTGGTGGTGGTGGTTCATCTGTATGGACTGAAGCATCAAGTGTTGCAACATACACAGGAAAAATAAATGTTACTAATGGAAGTAATTTATCAGTACCAGCAGTTGGTACTAATGGAGGTACTGGTCAAAGAATCGTATTATATCCTGGTACTTCAACAGCTGTTCCATATGGTTTTGGTATGAATACAAGTACATTGTGGTATTCTTCTCCCGGAACCCATAAATTTTATGTAGGAACAAGTGAAGTTGCATCAATTTCTTCTACTGGTCTTGCCGCTACTCTTACAACAGTAGCACAACCTAATATTACATCCGTTGGTACTTTGACTGGATTAAATGCTAATGGAAATATTTATTTTAGTACTGCTATTGGTGTTGGAATCAATAGTTTTAATACATCTGGAAGAGGTATTCGTATTCACGGAACAAATACTAACAATCCTAGTTATTTACATATGACTCACGTAGATACTGGAAGTGGATCTACTGATGGATTTAAACAATATGTTGAAGATACTGGTCTACAAGTCTATTTCAGAAATTATGAAAATGGAGACATGTATTACTACACTAATAATGCAAAAAGAATGACAATTGGTGCTAGTGGTGGTATTACTGTTGGTAATGGTTCCGCTGCTGGTCAATCGTCCTTTCAACTAGCTAATACTACTCATAATGGAGATGGATTCGTTCAAACTCCATGGATTTATACCGCTGGTATTGAAAATATATCAGAAAAAGGAGCTTCTGGAACAGGTATGTTTTTCGGTACTAGTGCTACAGTGTCAGCCGATGATGTTATTAGTTTTGCTACAAATGGGACAAACAGGGTTCAAATAGATGATGATGGAATGGATGTTACTGGTGCGATTGTAGCAACAGGAAACATTTCAGGTTTTGGAACAATTTCTGATAAGAACTTAAAAGAAAATGTTGAAACATTAGAAAATTCATTAGAAACTGTAATGAAAATGAGACCAGTTTCATTCAAATGGAAAGAAGGAATTAATAATGAACGAGCAGGAACACAAGATGATGGTTTTATTGCCCAAGAAATGGAAGAAGTTATCCCAACTGTTGTAGAAGAAATTAAAGGTTCATGGTGGAGCGGACAATCTACATACAAAAAAATCAATTATCATAAATTAACCACATATTTAGCAGGAGGTATGCAAGAACAACAAAAGGAAATTGAAGCATTAAAAGAAGAAAATACAACTTTAAAAACACAATTACAATCTATCTTAGAAAGATTAAGTGAATTAGAATCTTTAAATTAATTTGAGTAATAAAATAAAGAATTAATTATAAAATATAAAATAAAGAATTGATTATAATATTAATAATATAAAATGATTATATTATTATTATTATTAACTATTGTAAAAGGTTACAATATTATAGATGTTTGTATAAAAGAACAAGCACCTTGTGTTTATTTCAACATTGATATATCTGAAGCAAAAGATAATCAAAAATGTGAAACATGTTTAGATATTTCTCCAAATTGTATTTGGATAGATCATTTGGATATGATGAATGTAACCGGAGAAATATGTTCATATGGGAAATGTTATAACAATACTCAGCTAATAAAAAATGTGGATGGATATTGTATGGATGGGGGTTTATTTTATGACCATAATATAAATATTGAATGTGATAATTTAACGATTGTTGGAATTGATTATGATGTAGATATAAAATTTGAGGCAAATACTAAAGATTTTGGTAATTTTTATTGGGAAACATGTAAAATTGATACTAAAGAAATGGGATTAATAATGGGTTTAATGTTTATGTTTATAGCATTAGAATGTTGTACATGTTTTTGGTGTTGGTTTGGAATACCTCAATGTTGTTTATGCCCAAGAAGAATATCAAATGATTATGATGTT